ACAGCAGTTACAGCAGTTAGAGCGTCTACAGCAGCTACAGCCACTACAGCCACTACAGCAGCTAGAGCAACTAATGGGTCTAGAGCGGTTACAGCAGCTAGAGCGGTTACAGAGTCTACAGAGTCTACAGCAGTTACAAAAACTAAAGCAGCTAGAGCGGTTACAGTTTTATAATTTAAGTTATAAAGATGTGAGCATTAAACCTAATTCTATATTGTACTGCGATCCACCTTACTCCGATACAAGAGACTATGATGATGGTTTTGATACAAAAGAATTTTTAGACTGGTGCGACTCGCAAGTAAGTCCTGTTTTTATTTCCGAATATAAAATAAGGGACAAGAGGTTCACTTGTGTTTTTGAAGTAAATAAAAGATCCATGCTTAGTGCTGTAAAAGAAAATAATAAAGTGAACAAGGAAAAGGTTTATACAAATCGTGCGGGACTAAAGTTACTAAAGGATACAGGGAGATTGTAAGATGGCAAAAATGGGTAGACCGATAATTCAAAACCAGTCAAATCTTTCTCAACTTGTAACATAATATTTGTGTGGAATTATGACAAAGAAACCAGAGGTAGAGAAAAAAAGTGTAGGACGTCCAGCTAAAGAAATGGACTACGGGAAGCTTGACGCTCTTTTGCAGTATAAGACAACGAAGGCTTTCGTTGCTGATTACTTAGGGGTCTCAACTCAGCACATTGATAATTGCATAAAACGCGACCGTGGCATGACGTTTTCAGAATACCATGAACATAAGATGCAAAGAATAGCCTCGAAGCTTCAGGAGAAAGCCATATCGATGGCGCTTGGTGGTAATGTCGTGATGTTAATTTTCTCTTTAAAAAACTTCGCTAAATGGCAAGACAAACTCGACGTTGATGTGACTCATAACTTAGGCAATTTCACAGACTGGGCAAAGATGGCAGCGGAGGCTCATGAGAAACGCAGAAAACAGCGCCTTGATTCTAGGCAAGAAAAAACAATAGAGGCGAAAGTCATTAAAGAGTGACGGATGCGGAGCTAGCTCTTTATGAAAGTTACTTAAATAATCCGTCAATCTACATGACGGAGGTTCTCGGTGCGGCCCGAGTAGAGGAATACCAACGACGTCTAGGTGAAGAAGTAATAAAGCATGACTTACTAGCGATCCGTGCCTGTCACTCGGTCGGCAAAACTTGGTTTATGGCTCGAATAGGGCTTTGGTTTTTCTCTATGTTTCCAAACGCCATAGTTATTACAACGGCCCCGACGTTTCGTCAGGTGAAGGCCTTGCTTTGGGGTGAGATTAGAGATGCTCATAAAAAATCAAGAGCGCCGCTAGGGGGCCGACTACTAGGAACGGAACTAAAGATAAACGACAAGCACTACATGATCGGCTTTAGCCCGAAGCAGAGCGGCGGGGACGACTCTAAGGAGCAAAAGGGTTCAAGTTTTCAGGGCTTCCATAGTGATAACGTCTTATTGATTTTTGACGAAGCTACTGGCATTGATGCCGATATCTGGACGATGGCTGATGGATTACTTACTTCAGGCAGCAAGGTAAAGTTTGTCGCCATCGGAAACCCTACCACTAGAAACTCTAAATTCTTTGATCGATTTAAAGATGTTTCATGGAGAAAGCTAAGCATTAGTTGCTTTGATTCGCCTAATTTAATCGCTAACGGCTTTACAGATAAAGAAAAACTCCAGGAAGAGATCGATGCTTTATCTTGTATGAGAGACAACGATCAGCTCGACAGGATCAGCTCATACAAAAAACCGGTGCCGTACCTTTTAACTGCTCAGTTTGTTTTGCCCTACGTCAAACGTCTAGGCATGGACCATCCACTAGTTTTATCAAAAGTTTTTGGCGAGTTTCCAGAAATCGACGATGACGTATTAGTTCAGCACGAAGATGTCCAGTCCGCGCAAGAGAGAAATCTTCCACTAGACACCTCGGCAATACGCTTTCTCGGAATGGACATAGCTAGAAAGGGAGCCGATAAAACGGTTTTTACAGAACTGCGTGGGTTCAAACAAATCAGCAGCGACGTGTACGTCAAGCGCGACCTAACCGAGGTCACAGGTTTTGCCATCAGAAAGATCAACGAAGACACGACATCAGAGACCGTCGTCTCTATTGACGCGACAGGACTTGGGGCTGGAGTTTTCGATAATTTAGTAGAGGCTCAGCGGGAAAAACGGATCGGAAAAAACGTTATTATCGTGGACGTTAATTTCGGGGCTAGCGCGGCTAATCCGGACGGATCAAAGGAAGAGCAAGAGCAAGACAAGGCGAGATATTTTAATTTAAAGGCTAAGATGTTTGATCTTCTCGCTATGGATTTAAAGACCAGAATCGATCTTCACGACGACTCAATATATCTTGAGGAGCTACCGACAATAAAGTTTCGCGTTGACGGGAAAGGGAAAACTGTAATTGAATCAAAGGAAGACTACAAATTAAGAACTCAAAGGTCTAGTCCCGATTATAGTGACTCTCTTGCGCTAGCAAATTATGGACGGTATGTGACGGTGAAAGCTGGCACGTTTAATCGTAAGGAAAAAAATCAACCGTTAATAAAGCGCCCAAATAGAAGCGAAAGAAAACCAGGAATAAAAATAAGAGAATATTAAACGAGGGAAAATGTCTAATTTGGGTAAAATCAGAAAGATGCACAGTAAACCTCTCGGGGCTTCTGGCACCGATGTCGTCGGGAAGGTCCATAATACTGAAGACCATATAGAGTCACTCCAAGGTTACACAGCGGCCTTAACTTACGACAAAATGCGTAGGTCAGACACTCAGGTCAGAAAAATTCTCTCAGCGATATCTAATCCCATTAAATCTGCAAAGTTTTTAATTGAGCCATTCGATGACGAGACGAAATCTCTTAAGATCGCCAATCTTATGGAGCATATTCTTTTTAAAGATATAAATTGGTCGAAATTCATTAACGAAGTTTTAACGGTAGTTGCCCACGGTCACGCAGTGTTTGAGGTTGTTCATGAGAATAAGCAAACAAAAGAGTTTGGCCCGTACACTGGCCTTGCGCAGCTAGGCTTTAGAAAGCAATCAACAATACTTGAGTGGATCCATGATCCCACCACCGGCGAGCTAAAAGAGATAAAACAAGAGGTCAACACAGACATACAGGTGACTTCATTTATCCCAAGGGAGTTTTTGCTTTTATTTTTCAGCGAGCAAGAAGGCGACAATATCGGCTTCCCTTTACTCAGAAACCTCTACGGCCCGTACAAGAGAAAACTCCTTGCGATGGAGCTACAATTTATCGGAATTGAGCGCTTCGCTATTCCAACACCTATTTTGAAGGTGCCGAAAACTGTTTCTCAATCTGATGATGAGTATAAGGCCGCCGTGGAGGTTTTAAAAAACTTCACCTCCGCAGAAGATTCCTATTTAACGTATCCAGAGGGCTGGGAGTTAACGCTTCATACTAATTCGTTTGATCCTGAAAAATTAACCAAGGTTATAAAATCAGAAGACGAAAACATGGCGTCAGCAATTCTTGCCAGCTTTCTAGAGCTAGGCACCGGTGGAAATTCCGGTGCCTACGCTCTTTCTAATGACCTATCAGACTTCTTTTTCTCTGGGCTTTCTTATTATGCCAATCTAATTCTAGACGAGATCAATAAAGATTTAATTCCATCGCTTGTATCCTTAAACTTCGGGCCTGATGAGATAGCTATCCCTAAGCTAAAGATTTCAGACTTAACTGATAAGGCTGGTAAGGAGTTAATGGAAATCATTGTCGGGCTTTCTGGTAGTGGCATAATCACGAAGGATGAGATTTTAGAGGATCACGTCAGGGATCGATTTAATCTACCCAAGAAAACCGGCGGGACCTTAATAGAAAATGAAGGTGAAGACAAGCCAAATGAAGATATCAACCCCGCGCCGCCCGTTGATGATAAAAACCCTCAGTTAAAAGACGATCTAGGTCATCGGCACGCGGGCGCGGGGCCGATGATAACTAGGGGTCAAAAACATTACCACGAATTGCTTGATGAGAGCGGCGAGGTAATAGGACGGACGGAGACGGACAATAACACTGCAAAGCACACGCACGACGGTGCGTTGTCTCTACCGATAGAGATCACCTTGATGGCTACGCCAAAAGAAAACCCTGAGAAACTAATCAAGGCTCATGAGTCGTTGATTGTTGGCGTGATTCGGCGTCATTTACTTACAATCTCTGACAAATACGTTGCTGATGTTCTTAAGAAGTATAAATCCTTGAGCGACTCTCAAAAACTACGCTCCACGAAGGACATTAAAGTCGGCGGCGTTGCGCAGTTTAAGAAAGAGTTAAGAGCTGCTTTTACTAGCGCGGCCCGTGACTCTTTAGATTTGGTAGAAAATGAAATCGGTCTAAAGGGCGTTAAATTTAGTGAAGATGAGTCAGCTATTTTAAAAGAATATGATCTAGAGACTTTTAAATTCAATGACTTCTCAAAACTCCCCAAGAGAATACAGTTAATTATTGCCTCCCAAGCTGATTTAATTAGTGAGAAGGAAGCTAGAGATGTAACCGACAGCGTGGCATTTCAATTCGGCTCCAGCCAACCGACGACGAATGATATCGCGGTACTAAGGCGTGACTTAAAGAAAGCGGCTGAAGAGAAAATAAACTCCGGTTCTAAGAAAACCGTAGCCGCCGACGCTGCGTCCACAATCATTGGCCACGCAAGAAACCAGTACCTTTTAAGTGATGAGGTACAAACAAAGATTGCAAGCTATACGTTTGTTAATCAAGATCCTAAAACAGATATCTGCACACTTTTAAATGGCACGACTTACGAAGTGGAAGACATGGATATTGTAAAGCATCAACCGCCGCTGCATCACAACTGTAAGTCTTACTTAAGAGCCAATTTAAAAACGTCTGACAACAAGCCAAAAATCACCGGACTGCCGCCGATTAGCGATAGCGCTAAGAAATCTATTACCTTTAAGGACGAAAAATGAGTTTAATTAAAGAGTTGTTAATAGAGAAAAAGATTTTCGATGCTAACGATGAGATAGATCAATTCTTAGAAGATAATAACGTAGAGCCTGGCTCGTTACTGCAAAGAATAGAGTTTTCTTCTGACGTATACACCGACAAAGATCAGGCGCGTGACTTCCTACGGGTTCACTATTTAGAGCACCTTGAATTGGAAGAGCTAAAGGGCGGCGGCTTTATGGCTAGGCTGTTTGATGAGATCGGTTTTATTAGTTCTACTCTAAGAACTCTAGAGGTTCGCGACGGCATAGAAATAGTTATCGGTATACTTCGTGAGATGACGCCCGATAATCCTGTACTTTTTGATCTAAAAGACGGGGCTGTAAAGCTTTCTGATTCAGTACCATCGATCATAGAGTTAGCCACTGTAGTTAGTGGTTTCCACGCCAGGTACGGCGAGGTGAAGATAACGACGGATCATTTAAAAAGTTTTAAAGAAAATTTTGATTTAAAAGTCTATGGGGTCGACATTTCAATCGACTTCGATCACGAAACCAGAGAAGCGGCTGGATGGTTGAAACAAGTTTATTTAAGTGACGACTCAACCAAACTATATGGCGTTGTGAGATGGACACCTAAAGGGGCATTATCACTTAATGACCGTGAATTTAGGTATTTCAGCCCAGAGTTTAACTTAGATTTTGTTCATCCTCATACTGGAAAAAATCATGGACCTACCCTTTGCGGTGGCGCTCTAGTGAATCGACCTTTTCTGAAGATGGGCGCTATTGTAGGACTAAAAGATAAACCTAAAGAAGGAGTTTTAAACATGGAAACTATCGCTCTTAGCGAGCATAAGGCCAAGGTTTCGGATCTTGAGAAATCAATTTCTGACCTACGCCTTAGCGAAAACACTTTAAAGACGGACAAGACCGGTCTCGAGCAGGAAAACGTAAAGCTTTCCGACGAGGTAAAATCGTTAAAGGCCGAGAAGATCAAAAAAGAAACCGAAGAGAAGCATCAAAAACTTTTCGACGATGGAAAGATCAACGCGGCTCAACTAACGGCTCTTAGTGAAGGAAAAAGTCTTATTGATGTTCTTTCATTGAGCGAGAAAATGAATCTTGATCCACAGGGCAAGGGCGGGGACATCAACGCTGTACAACTATCTGATGAGGAGATTAAGTTGTGCAAAGAGTTTGATCTAACGCCTGAAGAGTACGTTAAATTTAACAAGGCAGGTGCATAATGACAGCTCTAGCAGCAGCAAAAGAAGTTTTAGAGAAAGACGGGATCGTTCGAGCCTTACCGGTGTCCGCTGATATTATTTATCGTGGTGCGCTTTGTACGTTCAACGCCGACGGTTTTTTAGCTCCAGCGGGACTTGCGGTCAGCGAAGTTTTTGCAGGCGTAGCCGAAGAAACAGTCGATAACTCTGCAGGCGCAGCGGGTGCTCTTCGATGTAAAGTAAAGACCGAAGGTCGTTACTTGCTAACAGGGGCAGGTCTTGCTCAAGGTGATTTGGGTGTAACGGTATACGCTTCTGACGATCAGACGATCACGAAGACCGCTGGCACGTTGCCCCCGATCGGCACCATTGATGATTTCGTTTCGTCTACCCAAGTTTGGGTAAAGTTAACAGTTAATCCCGCCGCCGCCGCAGCGGAATAATAAAGGAGTATGAATTATGGGAATTGTAAGTAATGCGCTTTTATTAGAAAAAGGTCTGCGCGCTGATTTCATGAAGGCTTTCAACAATGGTGAATTGCCTAAAGAAATCATGCCTCTAATCATGGAAACAAAATCAACC